GTTTTATCGTTTTGACAAGTTCCTGTAGTTCATCTTTAGAATTAAAAATGATTACCTCATCTATGTGTCGAATGGCCTCAAGAATAAATTTCCTATCATCTTGACTGTTGACAGGTCTTGAATCACCTTTCATTTGTTTTACTTTTTCATCAGAGTCAATAGCAACAATCAGTTTGGTTCCAAGACTTCTCGCACATTCAAACATTGCAATATGCCCAGGATGCAAAATATCAAAGCACCCATTTACAAAAACAATCTTCAAAATCCTTTACCCCCATCACATTGTTCTGTAACGAATAATCTCTTCAAAGCACTCTCCTATTGAATCACCGAATCCAGTGATATGACAATCGTCTTCAATATAGTTCCAAATGAATGTGCCCAACTTTTCTTTTGGGTAATCTACATCTTTGGAAAACTCAATCTCAATCTTCATTTTTGTCCCATTGCCATGAATGAATTATTAAGATCTATACCTGATACAAATATATTTTTATATCCACGATCAAACATATATTGTTCAATAATGTCTGGAGTGAATACATGCTTATGCTTGTAATTGTTCCAAGGTCTCCAATACCTTTGACTAAAATCGGGAAGATATAAGAATAAAGTTCCACCCTCTCTAAGTTTTTCATGCCAATAATCCATAGTAGCCACCCAGTCAGGAACATGTTCCAAGCAATGACTAGAAAAGATGTAGTCTGGAAAAACCTTTTCTGGAAGATTATCAGCATCCCATGGATCATCAAAATCAAGATCAATGGGAGTGGCATTAGGTAAAGCCCACTCTGGTTTCATGCATCCAATATCATAACCAAGACCTTTGCAAACATGCAGGGCAAAAGGAATAGCAAACTGAGATGCATTTCCTTCAGTTTGAAATTTAGGATACCACTTATGTTGAAATTCAATAGTTTCGATCATTGATATCTCCAAGGTAAATTAAAAAGGTAACGAACTTGAGACCAGTCTCCCCACCTATGCCAAAGGTATAGTGGTTTTTTAGACATGGTTTCAAAGAGTTGTGGTGACTCAAAAATATAATTGATTGCTGTTTCTATCATGAATACAGCGGATGCTTTTTCAAAAACCATACACCAATCAAACAAAGAGTAACCAGGAATAATTTGGTTCTCCACTACTTTATATCCACCATAACTTTGAGAGTCTGCTGGAATGTGTGGGAAGAACTCTAGTTTTGGTCTTGTACACCAAAGACGATTGACGTAGACAAACTCATCATCATCTTTTAAACCAAGAACATTATAATACAGTTCTTTCTCCTTTTCAATATTTCTATTGAAATGAATATAATCTCTCCAGTCTTTCCAATCAAGTCCGAGGTTATCATATTTCCCCTTCATTATTGGTTGGTAATCACCAAATCCCTGAAAGAAAAATAAATCAGGTTCCATTTTACTTGGAGCTCCATGAATATATTTGTCTTTGTGTGGGAATTGACAGGACTCAGGAATAGGTTCCGTGCTGCCATTTACTGGATTACTATCGTCTCCCCAGGATACAAATTCAAAGTCAGGAATATAATCCTTTAACCATTTGAATTCATGAATCACAGGCCAATATACTTTATATCCAAGTTCATTTTGAATATAATGTGCGCCTTTTTGTAGGAAAAGAATATCTCCAAGCCCACATGGTTGATAAATCAATCCAGTTTTCATTCTAACTCCTGAGGAACTTTTTCACGCCACAACCATCTTTCATAATCAACCCATTGCCAAGGTGCATTGAATAATTTTCCAACGCATTCCTCTGTATTTTTATAATGCCTTGGGTGACAGATCAAAGTGTCTGCCTTAATGTTGAGAGTGTCTACGATATAATTTAGGCAAGTATCAACAATATGAATTTGCTCTGCATTTTCCATAACCCAACACCAATCAAATACACTTGGAGTTAGATCTGTATCCATCCAGATAACTTTACCATCATAATCTTTTGGAATACTCAATTCAACACCTTCGTGTGGTTTACGAAAACTGTACCACTTATTTGCAAAGATGAATGGCTCTCCATCCTGAATACCCAAAGTCTCTTTTAGATTGGATTCCCTTTCATAATTACGTTTGTAAGTAAAATATTCTCTCCAATCATGCCAACCAAAACCAGTAGCTGCATATTTTGATGTCATAATATCAACAGAACCATTAGGTTTTGGTTGATTAGAACAATCATATAACATCACATTATCTTGTGGTAGATCAAGATCTATTCCACATTTAAAATCTTCAGTGATTAATTGATTGACACCAGCGTTCCACATTTCTGATGTGACTGGATGATATACATTATAATTTACAGAAAGTTTTTTACAAAGTTTTTGAATAAAAAAGATGTCCCCCAAGCCACCTTGCTGAAGGACAATAACATTAGATTTCATTAAGAATTTCTCTAATTTTTTCTTCTGCAGTATCAATTGGGAACGCTAAAAGATACCCCTGATCTCCATGATGTTCAATTAGGATATGTGTGTCACCAATAATCTCCTCAACAAAGTCATATCCATCACCACCATATAGTTTTCTTTGAGGCCATGAACCAGCAACGAAAGGGCGATCAACATAGATTCGTAAATCGTCCATGAAGATAATATCTTTTGATAGATCACGATTGTCCTTCATGACACGAAGTTCTTTCTCCATAGGAAGACGCTTATCAATATCTTCCTCAGCACCATAACTAGCATCTCCATAGTCTGCACCAGGAAAATGTGCATCTAGCCAGAATAGAGTTGGAGTATCACCAAGATCATTCAGAACATCAGTAAAACGATCCTCTGTATATCCATTATAAAGGTGGACATAATCCAGACTATTATATTTTTTCTCTAATTTTTTATAAAGACCATCATCAAGTTCTACACCATATGAATCGTCTACAACTTCAGTGAGAAGGACTTTATCCATACTAGAACCATCTCCAGTTCCACTCTCTACAAAATTCTTAATGTCAAAATCCTGAAGCATTTTCTTCAGTTTGACTGGATGATTAATTTGTCCCATAGTTAGCAGAAATAAGTAAGGTAAATAAAGTCTTCAAGGACTTCCATTTTTTTGACAATCTCTAGATTGTCTTTGATAGCATCCATTTTACTGGAATAGAGTTCATCTGAAATGTAAAACTCATCACTAAGAGTAATTATACCATCAGGATTGAAGTATTTGCCAATGTCAGGAGCTCCAAGATAAACAGGAATAGTTCCTGTTGCGAAACAATCAAGTAGTTTTTCAGTGAAGTAAGTTTCATATTGTCCATTCTCAATAGCAACTGAGAACATATAATCACAAAGACCTTCTTCTTTATGTAAGATCTCATTGAATCCACGGCCATAAAGATCAACTTGATCTTTTAGTCTTTCCACCCATTCTAAACGAGTTGTATGCCCTTGACACATTCTCTTGTTTGATGCAATCATGGAAATCATTTTTGATTTCTCATAGATCTTAGGTTCTTTGATCCAAAACCCTTGAGCAGGGCACCATTTAAATTTAGGATGAATTGAAAGCAAGTCTTGATTGTGAGTAAAGATTGCGTCAAAAGTATCTATGTATTGTTGAGAATTCATTTTTACTGAATCAACAATCTGTGGTGTAATATATTTTGATTCCAACAACCAGGCATATTTTGGACCTGGTTTCGGATCAATCCATGCGTATGGTAGAGTGCTATCAATATAAAATGTAGCTTCTCCACCATCCTTTACCCATTCAATATATTGAGATTCTTTTCCATGAACAGAGTATCCTTTATTTCCGTTTGTCAGGTGAGTAAAGGTATCACCTACAAGATTAAACTTGTGACGCTGCATTAATTTGCTCCTGAATCCATATGTATGTTTTGCGAATACCTTCTTCTAGAGTTTGACTATAATCCCATCCAAGTTTCTCACTAATTAGATCATTATTAGAGTTGCGTCCACGAACACCAGTAGGTGCATCCAGTTTATACTTTTTCCTAACAACCTTACCAGAAACTTTAGCAGCAATCTCAACTAATTGATTGATACTGACCATCTCTTCAGAACCAATATTCACAGGTCCCATGAAGTCACTATCCATTAGTCTTCTAGTTGCTTCAATGCATTCGTCAACGTACAGGAAGGAACGAGTTTGTAGGCCATCTCCCCACACCTCGATAGCTCCACCGACCTCTGGGAGGTAAGCGACTTTACGGCTGATTGCAGCTGGTGCCTTTTCTCTGCCACCGTCCCAGGTCCCTTCAGGTCCGAAGATATTATGATACCTAGCAACCCGAACAGGGATACCATGGTTACGATTGTAAGCAAAGTAGAGACGCTCACTGAAGAGTTTCTCCCATCCATACTCAGAGTCTGGTGCGGCTGGATATGCGTCATTTTCTCTCAGTCCAGGATTGTTTGTTTCTTCTTGAGCATACTCTGGATACATGCAAGCAGAACCAGAATAGAAAATTTTGGTCTGGTTTACATCCTTATCCAGATTAAGAAGATGTTGTTCTTCAAGTACGTTCAGATTGATAGACACTGAGTTGTGCATAATGTCTGCATCATTTTCACCAGTGAATACAAATCCTGCTCCACCCATATCAGCAGCAAACTGATAGATCTCATCAAAAGGTGAGAGAAACTTATCTACAATCTGTGCATAGAACCCACCATTGACACCAGTGGTACGAATACAACGACGAACAAAACTTCTATCGCGCAAGTCACCTTGAATGAATTCATTTGCTTCAGTATCAGAATACTCAGGTCTCTTTAGATCAACACCACGAACCCAATAGCCTTCTGCTCGAAGGCGCTTTACCATATGACTCCCGATAAATCCACCAGCACCTAGGACCAATGCTGTTTTTTTATATTCGGACATGTTTTAATTTAAATTCCTTTGTATGTATCATACTAAAAAAGACCCCTGTTGTCAAGGGTCTTTTTGGGATCAGGCTCGCCAGTTGGCATATTTAATGACCCTTACCAACGGGGTCAGTTTTTCCAAAGAAAACTAAAAGGACATTTAGATTCTTTTTCTTGTTGCCCAAACATAAAGTCTTTAGACATGATTGGACTCAATTTTTTTAGATTAATGTTTCTATGAATTTTTAATTTGAGATCTTCTGGTGGTTCTCTTTTAATCAATTGAAACTTATCATTGATATTGTTTGAGTAAAAACAAACCTCATAGATTGGATCTCCCCTTTTGATAATAACAGATTTCTTAGTATCATAAACATCATATGCAAATGAAATCGTTCTTGGCCAAGAAGAAATATTGAACCAACCATTGACTATGGTTATATTATTTTTTGCAGATGTACTTGGATGTGATCTTTGTTCAATCCAAATGTTTTTTTCTCTAGTCCAAAAAAGAAAGTGAGGTGCTGTTAATTGCATCACTAACTTTTCTGGATCTGTTAGATACCATTTAGGACTTTCAAACGTTGGTATAGTTAGTACATTATATGTATCATCACTTATACGAGGACTATTAACAAAGACTTCTCCAGTTTCTTTGAACTTACTAAAATCAAAGTCAAACCTGATATCAATTGGACTACGAACTATGAAAGTTCGTTTTGCTTTATGTGACCAAGCTGGACATTCATAATAGGATAGTCTTTTGTCAGCAGTAGAAATTGCTGCTTCTATTGGAAAAGAAAATCTATCATCAGCCAAAACAGATCTTTCTGGCTCAAGCAATTCATCGTCTGTTCCAAATCCAGATTCTGTTGGATAATAATAGACTTTTTTCATGATTATAAAGTAAACGTTGTTGATATGTTAAAGGAAAGGGTACATCTTTCTTTTTTTGATGGTATTACATAGTGTAGTAAGTCTGCTGGAAAGATCATTACCGTTCCTTCTTTCATATCTTTAGTATCAAGTTCCTTATGCAAGAAGAACATCTGTGAAAGATCTGTAAACATTGTATTATTCTCCTCATTGAGATCTAAAAGATATGCAGCTGAGAAGGTAGTAGACGTGTTCAGATGTGTATGAGCTTCTTGATAACCACCTTCAGGATAATAGTTCCACCAAATGTCTTCAAGATGACTTTCATTTGGTGGAATAGACATTTCAATTTCTGAAAACAATTGATCCAAAGGATTCCAGACTAAAGAATCTAGAATCCAATCTTTCTTTATGAATTCATTTCGATGTCTGATGGAGGTGTAAACGTAACTTTTCCAATGTATAGTATAATCTTCTTGGTTTTCAGAATACTCTTTTTTGATTTCTGGTAAAAGATATTCTTTTATTTCTTTATGATTAGGAACTTCAGTCCAAAAAAGAAATGGTGCATTAAATTTTTTGTGCATAACTATAACATGGAATCTATAACTTAACCTGAGTCAGTTTAACGACTTACTGAGTCTTTCAAGTAACAAGGTACACCATCTGGATCTAACCATTTAGCATATTCTGAGTCCTCGATAGCAAGAAGCATCTGGTCTCCATTATCAAACAGATAAACATCTGAATATTTTTTAGTATATTCATGTGCTTTTTGCATACGGAAATCAGGATTTCCATTCAATTGAATATAGCCTCGTTGAACAAAACGATAAGGAAATCGTTCATGAATAATGATAGTCTTTGTTGAGGCAACAGACTTAGGATCTAGATCGTTCATCGTGCTTCAACTGCTTCAAGATCAACAAAGATTTGTTCCATCAAAATATCATAGTCGTCTAAAGGATCACCTGAAAAAACTACACCATTGGACTCATAAAACTTACGAACCTTTTTGAAAAGTTTCGGGTTCTTTACATCAAGAAGGAAATCTCCGTTTGCTGCCCCTTTGAGGGTTTGAACGTCTTTCTTGAACTTCGCCGTGATTGTCATTGCTTTGATTGATTACCTGATCATTATAAGGGATGGAGGGACGGATGTCAATCCTTTTCGTACTCGTCAGTCATTTTCTTATGGAGATCTGCAAAATCATTTGTCAGGTCCACAAAGCGATCAGCCCAGGTGTCTCCACCTTCTGTACCCTTAAGGGGATTGATACAGTTGGTGTCACCATGATTGTTGCAAACTAATCCAGCAAGATCCAAATCAGATCCCATTGCACCTGTATGCCAGTAATGTTGACCGTTCATCCAGACAGCCCCACATTTAGGGCATTCCTTACGTTCCAATTTTAAATCGGACAAGTTTAGGTCGGACATGTTTTTAGTTTGTTATTTTAGGAGGTGGACCCAAAGAAGATAAAACTTCTTGTTGTTTTAAATAAAGTAGAGCATATTGTAATAATATACTTTTTACTTCCTCGATGTCATTACACTCGGCAACTTGTCTAGAAAGCATTTCATATGTAAACTGCTTTTCCGATGATTGTAGTTCCATGAGTTTACATATTGGTATTATTTAACAGATTTAATTTTAACAGATTCCATCCTAAGAAATCTTTCACTCATGTCATAGTATAGTTTTTTATTTTCAGTTAAAACATAATAACCAGTGATCTCATTACTATTGCAAGTATAACCATAGGCTCTTACTTTTTCACAGACACCATCAATGTTAAAACACTTATTGGTGTGAAGGTAATCGTGATAGCGTTGATCTAGGTTAATCATCGGATTTCAAAATCTAGTTTACGAACCTTACGCTTGCGTCGGTCCTCTTGGTATTGTAAATCATCTGACATCAGATGTCCTTGTTTCTTAACGTTACTTTCATTATTGGTCATAACCACTTGGTTAAGATCAAGTGCCCCGACAGTATCATCTATGATTTTCATCATATTCGGACACCCACAACATTGAATTTTACTTGTACTAGCCAATTCAGTATTGCACATTTTGCATCTTATAACTAACATATTAACTCTTCATATAAAATTTTTAGTATGTCTACTAATCTTATATATGAAAAAATTTATTCATATATTGTAAAGCGGGATATCGGAATCGAACCGATGACGAAAGGTTGGAAACCTTTAGTTTTGCCTCTAAACTAATCCCGCATACTCCCCCACCTGGACTCGAACCAGGGACAGGGTGATTAACAGTCACCTGCTCTACCAACTGAGCTACAGGGGAATATTGAAAGGGGGCGCTTCTGCGTAGGAGAAGATCTTTTTATATACTCCCCCAACGGGCAAGGAGGGACTCGAACCCCCGACCGAGGCATTAGAAGTGCCTTGCTCTAATCCACTGAGCTACTTGCCCTTGTTTGTTAACTCTTTATTGAGTTTGAAATAGAGTTTGTAGTACCTCTTTTTCATTTCATCGATGGTGTCCATGTCTTCTTGGAACCCCATGTACTTGAGAAGTTGCGAAGATCCCTCAAGTTCACTCAGTAATCTTAACACATTAACAGGATGTCTGTCAAGGCCTCCAAATTGATACTTACTTAAATTATCCATCAATTGGAATTAATGAGAACATTTCATTTAGATCTTCTTTTTCATTTGGATTATTCAAATAAATATCAAACCCTAAAGTTATTCTTGGAGTATCAAAATCTTCATCGACAACAACTTTATGTTCCCTGTATCCAGGGCCTATGTAAATGTTACCGACTTGATTTTCAATCTCATAATCATTGAAAACTGTCCTTGATTTCTTTGGATCTATACTTATATATCCATGATAATCCCACTCATGATTATGCCAGTTTAAGACTTGTCTTGGATAATGATAATTGATCCAACACTGCATCCATTTTGATTGATCACTTGGAATATATTCATTAATTAAATTTTTGAGTTCAATGAATAACTTATGTGATAATTGTGATGGTGCAGTTAACGTGAAAAAATTATACTTATAATAAGACCAAGTAGAATCTTCACCATTCATTACTTCTTGATGAAGATCATAGGCCTGATCAATTAAATTTATAAATTCATTTTGATTATCAACTATCAATTCAGATTTATATATTTTATAATCCATAAAAACTATTCAAATGGAACCTCATATCTTAGTTCAATAACATATCTTTGAAAATCTGGTTTTTCTTCAAGATGGACAAAAGGATTATGTCTAATTGTGCTTGTAGAATCGTATCTAACGAGTCTGTTTGGTAATGGTAAAATTGAATCTATATCATTTTCTCCGACCAGAAAATCTAAGCTTCCCCTTCTATCAATATCATATTCTAAATTTGTAAAGTAAACAAAGGTCGTATGTTCTTTTTCAGACTTATGAAAACTATCAAAGTCCCAAGTATCCATACTTCTGATTACAGCAAAATAGGGAAAGTAATCCTTATACTTAGGAAACTCATCTCCAATTTTTTTAACCAAAGATTTATATAATACTTCTTCGCGAGGAATAAAGTTACTAGGATCTGGAATTTCCAGATCAACTTCTAGATCCTCATTATCATCAACATCAAATGCAACTGTCTGTTCTAGACTTAGATCTAAATCATCCTGAGATAGTGCTGCAACTAATTTCTCTCTAGGGCAATCAATACCCTCATATTCAAAGAGATCGACTAGCAGCTCGATGCTCATTTCAAATTCTTCACCATCCAAATGTTTTTTTAAAATTACTGGGTAGAATCTTTCTGGACCCATATATGTTACCAACGTAGTTGGAACATAACTTTCAATATCTTTTCCTTCAAAATCATTGTCTAAAGGTAGTTCTGGATCATATACTCTGGTATTAATATTTTTTTGAGTTTCGGCATCAAAAAAATTTTCTCTGATTTCGTATACCATTTTTTATTAAGACCAATTTAGTTTTTTAGCGTAATCGTAAGAATACAATTCTCGATTTCCTTTGATACCCCATCCCAACCATGTATATGCAGGCCGCATATAATAAGAAATACTTTGATCATGCCCTTCAAATACAGGAAGAACACGTTGGAAAATAGGTTCGTTAATCATCCAGCGAACTTGACCTTCGAGAGAAGAGGGATCGCATTGATATTTAGCACAGAAGTTGCCAAGACCTCTGTAGCGACCGATACTAGTCCATTGAATCAGACCAAATCCTCCAGCCTTACATTCTGTATATGAGACGCGAGCGCCACCTTCGCAGATATTAGAAATGAACTTACTCTCCTGCTTGATGTTACCCATGATCGTAGCAAGAGCATTACGATCTTTGATAAGTGTTAGTTCTTGTAACTGTGCAAGAACATATTGTTCTGCAGGTGTACAGTCTTCGCACTTCCAATTAGGTTCATACTGGACAACTGGTGCTTCTATTACTGGTGGATCAGCAATCTCTGTAATAGAGGGGTACGCACAAGCAGAACTAGTGAGTGTCAGTGCTGTCAATGCCAGAGTTCGTTTTATCATAATTAAAATAATCTTTGCGGTAGTACCTTCCAAGAATGTTGCTATTATAGAAGGCAGGGGTGCCGTTGTCAAGGGCCTCGGTCAGGACATTATTGATGAAGAGTTGACGAGTCTCTTCATAGTTGACTTTTCCAGGGGTGAGGTGTAAGGAGAGGATTTCTCTAGCAAAAGACTCCCGTCCATACTGTTTAATATCCTCTTTAAGCTCTGGACAACTACCATAGTACTTTCTCCAGTCACTTTCACTAGTAACTCTTCGCCGCTTGACAGTATTAGTACTACTTCTAGGCTTTCGTTTTTGCCAGAAGTATTTTCTTCCAATGTAGGAACGATTGGTGATGCTACAGGTGATCTTGTAAACAAAACCATGGTTACCCCCAATAAGACTCCCGTCAAAGACGCTGCCACAATAGATCCAGGGATTCTCATATTCTTTACTTTCTGCCACATAATCATGACTAAACTAAAAATATTTAGTTAGTCTGGATAACCATCATCGTCATCAAATATTTCATCATAATCACCAACCATTCCTTCGACTGGTGCCGTATATGATTCTGTATCTGAATAAACTTCAGACTCAAGTTCTTCAATGATCTCTTTGAGAGCCATTACTAATACTTTAAGCTTAGCTTTGTTCATCCCTCTTTACCTCTAACAAGGCAATTGTACATAAAAAAAGGGGACCTGTCAAGGCCCCCTTCAGAAAATTGATTGAGAATCAGACTTTTCCTCTCTGATATGCCTTATACAGAGCAGCGCCAACAGACTGACCCTTGCCACTGTTAGAACTTCCAGGTCTCATTTTGTCCATCGTATCTCTCTTGGTTTCAAGAGTTTTGATTGTATTCTGTAGTGCTGGACCTTCAGTAATACTCTGAATAAGAAGATCAATGTTCTCTTCGTCTAACTGGGAGATGATGTATTGTGCTTCCTCAATGGTTTCAGCCTCACCGTTCTGGATTAGGAATTCAACCATCGCAGAACCCATCTGAGCCTGCTCAATGATGCTGTTGATGAATTCATCACTCATTCCCTCAACCATGACTAGAGCGCCTTGTAGGGAGTCTGCGATGCCCTCAGAGACGAGGTGCTGAAGAACTAGGTCTAGTTCACTGGACTCCTTCTTGACCTTCTTAACTCCATCCAATGCAGCACTCAAACGACTTGACTTGATTGCAGATCTTCCAGAAGGTGCTTTTGATGCAGGAGAAGACATCAAAGGATTAGTAGTTTTGGGCTTGTTAGATCCAAACTTTGCCTTGGATGCAGCCATACCAAACTTCTTAGCAGCAGCAGGATCAGACTTTCTTAAACTGGCATACTTAGCGTTGCTTGCAGTATCTTTCGCAGAAAGTGCAGGTTTTGCAGGTTTTGCTGCAACTGCAGGTCTGGATGATCCACCTGAGGAACCACTACCACTACCTGAGGAACCACTATCTGAGGATCCGCTGCCTTGAGCTTTAGTATCAGAGCCAGTTTTAACAGCAGGTTTTGACTTGGATTTTGATCCACTACCCATTAAACCGCGAGCAACACCACCAAGAAAACCAGCGGTAGTTCTAGCAGGGGCGGTGACGCCTCTACCAAGAGCATTTTGTGCTCTTGCAAGAGGATTCTTAGAAGTGGTTTTCTGACCAGCAAGACCTTGAAGCCCTGCTCCAGCAACATCAACGGCACCTTTGCCTAAATTAATAGCGTCTTTGGCGGCGCCGCCAACAAATCTACGAATCCCTCGACCAGCTTTCTCTCCAGTCTTTCCGCCTTGGAGCTTAATGAACTCAACAATCTGTTGAGAAAGTTGATTCACAAGCTCAGGAGACTCATTTTTCATTCTGGTTGCCATGGCACCAGGAATATATCTTAGATGAGTTTCAAATAGAAGTGACTCGTTTAGATGGGAATAAACTGTTTGTGAATGAAGTGACTCTTCAAATACATCATCAATTTTAGCGATTGATGAAGTCTTAAAGAAATCTGATACATCGGACTCAGTATAGCCCTGTTCAACCATATATACGCCTACAGAGTTGATGACACTCTCGGCAACTACCTTTGCTTCTTCGAGTTCTTGTCTGTTGGCATATACCGAATTATATGACTCAACTAGTCCTTTTAATTGATTAGAGGGCTGCATTTTTTTTGAAACAACTTTTTCCTGCTTTTATTTATAAAAAAAGAGGTTATTAAAATAAAAATGATTCCCAATCAACAGTTGAATTGACCATTTTTCTTTTTGATATAATGGTCTCATCGTCAATCATTTCATTCATATGACATAAGTCCTCATGACGATTCTCTCTACTATACAATTCATTCAAAACAATATTTCCAGCAATAACAGACCTACCTTTTTTTCCAGAGACTGCATGTAAAGCCCATGATGGAAAAATTATAAAATCTCCCTTGTCTTGTTTGGGGTAAGTTTTATTTGCTTCAGAATCATAAAAATAAAAACACTTATCTTCAGTTGGGCGTATGAAGTGAACCCAACTTAAAATAAGCATACTACTATAGTGATCATGAACCTTATGCGTTGCGATATCTGATGAATATACTTGCAACCAATGATCAAAGGAATACTGTGCTCTATGATAAAGTCCAAGATCTTTCATTGCAGAAGCAATTTTTTCAGAGTAAGTATCCAGAAAAATTGCTTCTGGTCTTTTTAAAAGATCAGGCTCAAAAAAAGAAGATGAGAGACCCACATCTTCTTCGGAAATGACTGAATAATTTTTAGTTGTTTCTAAAATTATCTTGTCTATTTTATGTTCATCAAATTTGAAGTTTGATCTCCATATAATCATAATCTTCTTTGTTTATTTGATACGATGGGAGTCAGTGGTTCAATACGATCCATCTCTTCCCATATTTTTTTGAACTCATCAAAGTTTGAATCCTGTGAAGGAGTCTTTTTTGACATCTTGTTTGATTCCACCGACGACATAACTTTCAACCTCAGTTTCTTGTGGTGCTACTTGGAGTCCTTTAGAAGAAATCCAATGTTCAGTCCAAGGAAGTGGATTGTTTTTCGCTGCAATATCATAAATTGGTTTGATACCAATAGATTTCATGCGCCTGTTTGCAATCCATTCCACATAATTTTTCAGTAATTTATCATTCAAACCAATCATTGAACCATCTTTGAACAGATATTCTGCCCAAAGTTTTTCTTGGTTGACTGCAGATTCAAATGTTTTAATTACCCAAGATTCCTCTTCTGCAGCAATTTTTTGCATATCAGGATCATCACCTTGTTTCCACTTATTTAAAATGTTTTGTGTGATGACCAAGTGTTGGTTTTCGTCCCTGGAGATAAGGCTAATGATTTTAGCCGATCCTTCCATAAGCTTAAGTTCTCCAAATGCGAACGAACATGCGAAGGAGACATAGAACCTAATTCCTTCCAGGATGTTGACGTTTGCCACTGCTCGGTAGAGTTTTCTTTTGAGTTCATAGAGAGTTGATTCGGCTACAGGAACCTCATCCAAGACGTGTTTCCACATGTTACTGCTAGCATATTCTGCAGCACTTGATATAAAATCATCATAAGATTCAGTGACAGACGTTGCTCTCTCTAAAATCTTAGGGTCTTGGAGTATGGTATCGAAGATTTCTGAAGGGTTGGCATATACATTTTTAATGATATATGTATAGGAACGACTATGGATCATCTCCATAAATTCCCAGACCTTCATACAGGCTTCGAGTTCAGGAAGAGAGCAGTAAGGCGCGAACGCCATACCAGGGCCTCTTCCCTGTACAGAGTCTAGCATGACTTGATACTTCAAATTGGAAGTAAAGATGTGCTTTTGCTCTGGACGTAGGGTTTGATAATCTGCACGATCCTTTTGGAGGGAAACCTCCTCAGGACGCCAGAAATACCCCAGTTGTTGAGTTGTTAATTTATCAAAAATAGGATACTTGTAAGTATCATATCTTTGCACTCCTAGTGGAGCACCAAAAAACATTGGTTGTTTTAGGGTGTTTACAGGTTGAGAGTTGAAAACTGTAATTGAATCTACTTTCATATTATATTTTGATGGATCATTTGTCTTAAATTGTACAAGACTCACAGTCTTCCTCCGCTTCGATTTCTTGAATTAATGAATTTAACTTGTCAATTTTATCATCGACCTCATCGGTCTTATTATCATAAGTGTTCTGATAATATGATGTTTTCCACCCGTACTTATATGTAGTCAAAAGATCATTTGCCATGACCGATACAGGAACTTCGTTATCGGGATAGTTTTCTGGATTATAACTCCAGTTTCCACTGATGGCTTGGTCAAAGAATTTTTGCATCACCGAGACTATTTTAACATATCCATCGTTGGATTTCATGTCCCACAGCAAAGTATAATTATTTTTTAATGTGTTGAACCCAGGAACAATTTGCTTAAGAGGGCCTTTTTTGGACTTCTTAACGGACAGATATCCGCGAGGAGGCTCGATTCCATTGGTTGCGTTTGACACAACGGAACTGCTCTCCGAAGGCATTTGTGCGGACAATGTTGAGTGCCGTAGTCCGTAGGTAGTGATAGATGTCCTAAGAGATTCCCAATCATGCTCATAATCAATACTAGTAATCTCGTTTACATCTTGCTTGTAAGTGTCAATTGGCAAGATACCATTTGCATATTTAGTCCTATGGAAATATTCACATGCACCCTTCTCTTTGGCAAGTTGATTTGATGCTTTTAGAAGGAAATATTGGAATGATTCTGACAGTCCATGAACGGCGTCCCACGCCTCCTGTGAGTCATATTTGAATCCAAGTTTAGCAAGGTAGTGTGCAAGACCGATATAACCAATTCCAAGGGATCTACGTGCCTTTGTGGCTAATTCAGCAGCAATGATAGGATACTTCTGATAATCAATCAGTTCTTCAAGACTACGAACCGAAAGATCACATAGATCTTCCAACTCATCATCAGTACGAACTTTGCCAACATTAACGGCAGAGAGAATACATAAAGCAATTTCTCCTTTGCCATCAATATGCTGAAGAGGATCTGTTGGGAGAGTAATCTCTTGACAGAGATTAGACATATTTACCTTGTCCAAGAATGATGAATGTGTATTACAGTGGTCAATATTCATGATATACAACCGACCAGTTTCTGCACGTTCCTTAAGAATGTTTAGGAAGAGTTCCTGTGCCCCGATAGTCTTTCTTGGAACAGCATCATTGAGTTCATGCATCCGATATAGAGTGTCAAAGTCATCAGTACCAAAAGCATCATAGAGACCTGGTACGTCATGCGGTGAGAACAGGCTAATCTCTCCATTCTCAATGAAACGTTCGTAGAAAATCTTTGAAATTTGGATTGAGTAGTCAAGTTTCCTCACTCGATTGTCTTCTGTACCCTTATTATTCTTAAGAACAATAATATCTTCTATCTCTTGGTGCCAGATTGGGAAGTGGACAGTTGCTGAGCCACCACGAATTCCATTCTGTGTACAGCATCGGACAGTCGATTCAAACTTTTTAAGGAATGGTACAACACCTGTGTGTTGAACTTCTCCATCTCGGATTTTACTGTTGATCCCACGGATTCTGCCTGCGTTGATGCCGATGCCTGCACGTTGAGCAACGTATCTACCAATCGCCATGTCACTAGAAAAGATGCTATCGAGGGTGTCATCAACATCAACAAGAACACAGCTAGCAAACTGTCGAAGTGGAGTTCTAACCCCCGCCATGATAGGTGTGGGAATGTTGATTTTGTGTCTTGAGATTGCGTCATAATACCTTTTAACGTAATTTAATCTAGTCTCTTTTGGATACTCTGAAAATATAGTAAGTGCAATCATTATATACATGAACTGAGGGGATTCATGTACACTGCCAGTACTTCTATCTTGCACTAGATATTTGTCAACTACCTGACGAAGGCCAGCATATGTAAACAAGAAATCTCTTTCATGATCAATCCAAGTTTGAACTTTTTCAATTTCTTCATAAGTATAATTATCTAGGATTTCTGCATCGTACACTCCCTGTCCTACACATTTTTCTATGTGGGTATAAAGATTTGGCAGATCTCTCATCTTTCCATAGATCTGCTTACGAATGGAAAACAAAAGAAGACGAGCAGCAACATATTGATAGTTTGGACAATCCAAGTCAATAAGGTCTGAAGCTGATCTAATTAAAATTTCTTGAATTTCTGATGTAGTAATACCATCATAGAATTGAATACCTGATTGAATTTCTACTTGAGATGCAGAAACACCAGACAATCCTTTACATGCCTCCTCAACCATCACATGCATTTTTTCTAGGTTGATCTGTTCAATCGAACCATTTCTTTTTTTGACTTTGATCCCGTTGCTCATATCTTTTTCCAAGTGTTGAATTTAAGTTGTGCTTCTAAACCAGAATATGTATTTGATTCTACCAGATTCTGAACATCATGTCCAGCAAGAACCATATCATTTATATCCTTTTCCTCAATATTGTTTGGCCAAATAACTACCGTCTCCTTTCTGCTGATAAGTTTGGAGACTCTATTAACAATCTCTCTGTTTCTTGGTTCATTGTCGAAGACGTATGTGAACTGATAATCGAAAGTGCTAAGGTCAACATCGCTACCACACATAGCAATAGCGTTGGTAATGAAATGACTGTCGAATGGTCCTTCTGTGACATAAACTTCTTTTGTGGTGTCAATCTGGTCAAGTCCATATATTTTTGGTACTCCTTCCTGAAGCATGATGGTTATATATTTAATAGATTTAGAATCTAGAGCCCTGCCTTGGAATCCAATAAGATTTTTTTCATAGTATAAAGGGATGATTATTCTAGACTCTTTACCCACATAACCGTGATCTAATCCTTTAAACGTATGCACAAACTCATCAAAGTTTTCTGCATAATAAAATTTGGTGGGATCAAGATTACGGTTTTGAAGATATGTTCTAGCAACCTCTACCTCATTGCATAGAGGAAGAACGATCCTCTCCACAAACTTAGGTTTTTCAAAAACGAAGTCAGGTTTTTCTACTACAAAGTTTTTTCCAGTAAAACCACTCTTAAACTTTTCTAGTTTATATTGTCTATGGAGTTGTGGATCTTGATCCTTAAGAAAATTATTGAATGACAAACTAGAACCACAGTTGTGGCACTTAAAGTTTGCATTATTCTTTATGGCATAAATGTATGCTCTAGCTTTATTTTTATTCTTCTTAGAATCTCCACAGATCGGACATCGAAAATTATATAAGTCTGCCTTTACCTTTTTAAACTTAGATAATCTTGTGGATACGAGCCCGATGAATTTGCTGTCTATCAGGTCCATTAGATAGTAAATATTCTCTAGTCATCATACTCGTATTTGCGGTGGGTGTCAAGAGTTTTACGAAAATTCGTTGGCCAATAGGAGAGATGGTGACGCTAATCACTGCTAGTGCCCCTGCAATACTCCACATCTTCTTTTCTAATATTCTAAGTCTATCATCGATGAGACGGATGTCTCTTTCACATCCCTTTTTAATTGCAGTGGTTTCTCTTTTAATATCTGCAGATAATCTATCTAGTTTTTCAAATAAAATCTCATCAACTTTATCTTGCTTATCTAATTTTTCATTATGAACAGCAAGAAGTTTACCCATCTGGATAGAATTATCTTGAAGTGAATCAACTACTTTTTCTAATCTTTCGATTATTGCGGCATTGATTTGGTTATCCATCTCTCTTATTTCCATTTTTTAATTTTTTTATGGAATCGTGATAAAATTTGCTGAGAGATTTGTATTTTTTCTTTCTCCCATCAAATTCAAGAACAGGGTCATAACCAGCAGTAGGAGAGCCTGAGTTTGATTTCTCAGATCCTCTATACATTGCTCCACCGCCACCACCAAGTGACATATCTTCGCGAAAGGTATCAATTATCCTATCAATATATTTAGACATTGTATCGTCCTCTCTATGTACTAAAAGTTAAACTTGGTTTAAAATTTCAAGACATTCATCATCGATTGGAATATCTGTCAAAGTTGACTTTGGATATTCATGAAAACGATTTAAGAACACCAAAAAAGTTTTGGCACAAGGCCACAATTCTGTTTCTAGTTTGTAAAATAATAGAGGAACTGTTGCCTCCCCAAAGACATTAAAAAGAATCAAAAGGTGATTGAGTATCAAATTGGTCTTTAAAGCACCAGTTGACTCATACCTTTTTAATAATCTCTTTACATATTTGAATCGCTTTAAATCATCATAGAAGTCGTCCTCAGTTACGGCCTGAGGACTATCATAATATTTAATAGCAAACAAAAGATAATTCTTATCATTCAATTCGGAAAACTTCATTTATTATGCAATAGGATACGCTCTATTACCAGTGGTGATTCCAGACATTGCGACTAGAGTCTCAGTCTTGATGCGAAGTTCTCCATGGTTATCTGTATATGTTGTAACACCTACCCATCCGCCGTGAGAGACGGCATTGAGGTATGCACTTCTTCCAGCATCATCACCCTCAGCATCATTTCCTAGATTACCAGCGGTAACAGCAAAGATCTTGCTATTATATCCACGCTGATCATCGGCAGAAGAAGGTGCAAAAGAAGGATCCTCATCAGCACTTACAGGCTGAGTAGAGAACTTCAGATATCTGGTTGTGTAGTTATTGCTAGCACTAAAGTCTCTGTCATCCATAGCGGATACAGTAATTGACATGCTAGTAGAACTGGCAATTGAAGTAATAACTCCAAATCCAGATGTTTGACCAAGACCAAGTAGAACGGTGTTGCCAACCTCAAGGTTCGTGAAAGTACAAACACCAATACCACCAGTCACAGCACCAGCAGAAGTAACGGTCACAATGCCGAGACCACTACCTACATTAGCAAGTGCATTAATTGAACTTACACCGATGTTGTCGTTATTACTCCAAAGAGCCATGTTTTTTGCCCTGCTTTAAACTTTAGTATAAAGATATTTATAAAAAAAGGAGACCTTTGAATTAGGTCCCCCTTTCTTTTTATTCGCGAGTCTTAATTGCCTTGGTAACAACTTCCAAAAGTTGATCGTCCATGTCAGTCTTAGTTAGCTTAACTGCTTTAGCAAGAATAACAAGACAGATCTCAACCATCTTCTCACCAAGTTCTTCATTATCTGGAATTTTGTCAACAGCATCGTTAATAATTTTCGATGCAAGTGGTAGTAAAAATGCAAGCATGATTTTTAATCAAAGAACTATTAATATATAGTCCAACTTACTTTTTTTAAGACTGTCCACCTTGCTTAGGGTTGATAATTACTTTGTTACGGACTTTTTTTTCCTTGACTTTATTTTGAGTGTCGTCATCGATTTCATCACCCATTTCAACTATAAATTCTTCTCTCCAGTTGTTAAACATAGAGACTTCTTTGTTAGAAAACTCTTCGTTACTCTGCTTATTCTGACGAATGGTATCTTTAGTTTTAGCAGATGGACGAGCAGTGCCCTTCTCTCCACGATTGATCTTGATACCCATTCTCTCCATACCACCTTGAACTTTCTTCATAAACTTATCTGCTTTTCCTGCAGCTTCAGGTCCTAGCAATTCATGAATCTGTTCAACTTCTTCCTTAGCGATTGCCGCACTAACTGTACTACGACGATTTAGAAGATACTTATCAGACTTAGTATTCTTCTTACCATCATTGTCAACATCAGCATCTTCCTGACCAACAGGATCTAGACCTTTACCAGATTTCGTAGCAGCAGTTTGCTCACCTTTCTTAGCCTCACCTTCATAAGGTGATCCATAGTCTGTCATTTCAACAGATTTGATATTTGGATTGGCACGAAGTGATCCGATTTTTTCTCTATCGGCAAAACGAACATAAGTTCTACCACTTGTTTTATCCGTTACACGTACCTTAAATTTTTTATTAGAACCTTCGCCTTTGACTTCTTCTTCTACAGGTTCACCGTGCTTATTTTTATCGTGATTAGGTCCTTCAAAAGTACCCTTGATCTTTTCAAGAACTTCTTTTTTGTTTGAAATAATTTGTTTTTGGATGGGACTGTATGCCTCACCAAATAATTTCGTTTTGACCGCATCCTTTTCAGGACCAGTCATAGTTGTATTGCCCATATATTGACCATAGGCCGCTTTTAGATCAACACCCTCTCTACGAGCACGATATCTGATATCATATACAGCTTGTCGAACTTTTTTAGCAGATTTTTCTTCAGTATTACCACCTTCATCTGAAGAGGTATCACTTTTAGCAGCAGGTTTTTCAGAACCACCAGCAGATACTACAGGACCACCTACTTTTCTTGCGGGTAGATCTTCAAAAAAAGTTCTATTCATCGTCTTTAATTACGGTTACGTCTTTTCTTACTTTTATTTATGAATGACTGAACTTTCTCTCTCGGAGTCATGTCCTGAACATACTCTCTGTAAGAATCTGTTCCAAGTTCATGCACCTCATTTAGATCTTTAATCCAAGATTTGAACAAATATCCTTCTCTAGTGATAGAAATAATGTGATTTGCACCTCTTCTAATCACCTTTCCAACAAATCCAGTAGTCAAACTTTCAACAAACGATCCAACTTTGAATATATTTCCTGAAATAAAATTCTCTCTAAGACCTCTCCAATCATACTTGGGTGCAATGTTCCAGAGTTCATATCCCTCTTCGATGCCCATTCTTTGGCGAACAGTCAAAAACATTGTCTCTGCATCTTTAGGTTTCACTGTTTCAGGAAGCCCAGATGCAAAGGTATCAAAGTCACCTTCTGCAGCAGCCTTTCTCATTTTAGATGCAGACATTCCCTCCACACCTTCAGAATCTGGATCACGATCACCAGCAGAAATTACATTGATCTTCTCAAATGAATATAACTTACCATTATACTTATTAGCCAAGTTCTCAAATTCTGCTTGACGATCAGCACCGACAACGATATTTACTTCAGTATGACCATCATTGTGCGCTCCCTTGAGAACATCAAAGATGGTTCTCATCTTAGTATCATGCACAATATTGTTTGCATGATCTGGGAACATCGTCTTCATGAATTCAACTTTAGTGATTGAATCCAGAGGATTTTTCTTAGGATCTTCACTGTGTGAAGGATAAATTTTATATTCGCCTTGACCAGCAGTAGCCTTGATATTATTGATTAATTTTTCATGACCAGTTGTAGGTGGATTGAAACGTCCAAATCCTATAGTGAGTGCTCCCTTTGTTTTCTCAATAGGTGGAGAATTATCTGGTTCCTGTTGAGTCTGTTGATTCTGAGTTTCCTGATCTGGAGTTTTGGTTCTCTTTTGGAAAATCTTCAGTTGACCGCGCACAGTTTTAGCGATAAGGTTTCCGTCCTTATCATAATAGTCCCCATGACCGTCTCCTGTCAAGCCCATCGCCTTTGCTTGAGCAGCGGCTCTAGATGCTTCTAGTATAAACGTTAGAAAGTTTTTCATAATATTATTTATTATAAGACTGCATCAATGTTTACAGACTGACCAGACAAATAAGACCTATTAAAAATACCAGTTCTTACTCCTGGTATATCTCCCTGAGATGTTTTTGTTCTTCTATCACTTGCACTTCTTGAAACTAAAAGTGCTTGATATTGACCATCATTAAAATCATCAATATCACCACCACGATAATCAAAATGATCCCATCTCAGAGTAAATGTAATATCACCTTCAGAATTTATATATGGTTTGAATATGAATGGTCCCTGTGCAATCACATCAACATTATCAATTCCTGATGGTCCACCAAATCCAGGTCCAAAAACTGCTTGATTTATGAGAGTTGTATCTCTTACAGGTCGATATAATCTTCCTACACTTAGCTGACCATTATCAAATGGATTTAAATTATTTCCAGTACCATCTAAAGAAGATTGGTAAAGAGAATACAGATTATTCAAATACTGTTGTACTTCTGGATTGTTATAAACTAATCCAGGCATTTCCTTAGTACCAGCGGTTTCAGAAACTCCACCATATTGCTGGAAGGCTTTCGCACCACCAGCAGCTTTATGAGAAATATAAATCAGTCTGTTACCCTTGGAATCCTTAAGAACAATATCCGCCTTTGCCTCTCTATTATTAACTCTTTCTGGAACTTTTTCTACCGTAGCAACATCATTTATCAAACCAAATCCTTCAACCTCAATATCAATACCACTCTTAGGTGTATTACCAACTTGAGCTATTTTTTTCAATTGGGTAAGTGTATTTTGTGCCATATTAATGGTTCTTTTTTCAACTTTATCTGGTGCCTTCGTAGGTTTCTTAATTTTGTTAATCAGAACATAACCATCTGTACTATTAATCCTAACTCTGGCGGCAGGTTTTGAGTTGATTGCGAGATTAACTCCAGATGGTTTTGTTGCACTTATATTAACTTTTGTCGGACTTATTATATTCAGTATTGTCCCAGGTGCCAATTCTTCTAAAATATGTTCTTCCTTTGTATTTGTTACGTTTTTAAAAAGTAACGCTGCAGTTTCAATAGTATATTTGATCGATTGATAATTATTATTAGTTACATACTTATCCCAATTCGGAGTGCCATTTGTAGAGTTACCAGATAAAGAAGCCATTAAAAAAGAGGCATACGCCTCTATTTATTTTACTCAGTTGTATCTTTTTTGTTAAACCCAAAAGGGCCTTCCTTATCTTCTTCTGTTCTTAGTTTTAATGCTACGGTTCCAACTGCTTCCATACATTTAATAATATCCTCAGTCTTAGCATCTGGACCAAGTTCTTTGGCGATGTACCAATACTTAGGCCAAAATGTCTCTCCTGCTTTTTGATAATCTTCTAGTGTGAGTAGTTTCATTTGCCTCCTGTTTCATAGTTTAGTTTGTCGTCTTCTGCTTTTAATTTACGCATACGAATTGTTTCGTGTAAGCGTTTAATTGCTTCTTCAGTTTCTGGGGTTTTATCATAGGACCATTCATCCTTTGATTTTTTCTTTTTACTCATAAGTCTCCTTCCTGACGATTCTCAGAGTAGTGAACATCAAACTCACCACCAGGATAACGGGTTACAAGTTTTTCAACATTCATCTCAATAATTTCATCAAGAGAAATATTAAGTCCCATACATGCCTGTGCAACATACCACATGATGTCTCCAAGTTCACGCTTCATATGCCACATATTTTCTTCAGTGACTGGCTTACCTTGAAAGACAATCTTCTTGACAATCTCGGTAAACTCACCTGCTTCGGCACACATACCAACAGAGGCAGTTAAAAGTCTATGAGTTTCAAAACCCTCTCCACGAAGTTCTTGAATACGATACTCAAAGGCATCAGCATCTTTGCTCGGTTGAGATGTGACGGCATTCACAAACTCAAGATATGCATCAGTGTTTACTTTACTAGTCATGAAAATCAGGGATAAATGGTTCTTGTTCGTTTAGTTTTGGGGAAGGGAACACCCTATCAAATTCTTCTTCAGAAGCTTCTTTCCAACTGCCACCTACACCACCGTCCATATTAACAACGATGTCTCTAGTTGGTAGTTGATTTTGTGGAAATGGTTCTGCATCTACAATTTCATAGATTGGTTTGAATTGATAGTAATGTCCATCCCATCTACAGTTTCTCATATTAACGAGATTTACAGCATCTCGATGAGCACCGCAATCAGCAATTTTTTGGCCACGTGGATTAAATACAGAATACATTAGAACTTGAATCCATCAAAGGAATTTTAGGTGGTTCATCATCATCATTATACCCCTCATCTCTCCAAGAGTCAATGGCTGTATGGTCCAAAAAAGAGGACTTGATTCATTCGGAAAGAATCTTTTAGATAGACATCATTGCATATTTGCATACCATGTAGAAATTTTTTGGCATTAAACATGACAAGTCTATTATATTTTGGTTTTAATGTTTTGAGTAATTTATATTTTTCTTTTGGCCTCCAGGGTTCAGAGTGTTCTGGCATATTATCTGTCAGATTTTTTTCTTCCTGACATAAATTTTCATACAAATTTGTACCACATTCAGACTCATCATTATCATTCAAATATATTATAGCAGTATAACCATCGTCAAGATGAGGCCACCAATAGTTATTATTATAATCATTATATGATGAATTTTTAAATTTTGTCACATTACTAACAAAATCATAAGTCCGTGGTTCGGAACCAGAAAGAACTGATAAGAAAAAATAAACTGGTTCTAGATCTTCAATATAAACAATGTCCCGATAGTCTTCAAAATGAATACCATTTTGAGTTGGTTTGGATTCAATTTTATGCAATCTTTTTGGAAGATCTTGAATTAATTCAACAACTTCTTCTGGATAACTATAAAAATTATCTATGGTGAAAATTTTAGAGTCATGGAATTTTTCCACAGATAAATCCATTTCGGGACTGATATCAAAAATCATGAGAAATCAAGACCTCCAAATTTACTTTCATTAGTGGATCGATTATCTCCACCATCATCTAGATCACCACCAATAATATTTTGCTCACTCTGCTCACAGTCATACAAACGCATCTTGGCTCGATCAATTCCAAGAATAAAACGTTTAGATATCGAAACATCATTGTATCTATTCTTCAATTGCTTCACCATAATTTGTCCGAGTTCTGCCAACTCATCTGTGCTAATAAGGGCAAACATAAGATCAGCAGTAGCAGGGAGGCCAAAGGACTCAGAAGTGTCAGTAATGTCAACGTCAGAGCTACCATAACCAGAACGAGTGGTCTGCGTGGCAGAAACGATAGGGACGTTTGCTTCAACAGCCAATCCTCTAAGCTCTTCTGCAATAGACTTAATATACGAATATGAATTGACATTGCCGTTTCCGCGATAACGGGAGGAAGCACATATATTAAGGTAATCAATGAAAATAATATCAGGTCTAAATGATTTCTTAAGTGCAAGTTCATTGAGTAGTGCCTTAAAATGTCCACTATGAGCGGCAGCAGTTGGATACTCTTTAATTATAAGACTACCCTGAGTTTTTTGAGTTAGAGTTTTGATCTTCGTATCAAACATTTGTTTGGGAAGATCACCAATCTCTTGAATGTTTATGTTCAAAAGATTTGCATCAATTCTCTCAGCAATTTTTTCCTCTGCCATCTCCATAGTGATATACAAGACGTTAAATCCTGCGAGGAGTGATGATGAAGCCATATGGCACATAAAAAGAGACTTTCCGACACCTGTGCCAGCAAGAGCGATATTAAGACTCTTGTTAACCAAACCACCTTTCGTAATCCTGTTAAAATATTCAAGATCAAACGGAATGCGATCTTCCTTACGATGATAAGATACAAACCTTTCTTCAAAGTCTTGTAAGTAGTCATGACCAATGTGATTGTCAAATGAAACTGCGAGTGCATTACTTAGAATGCTAGGAATTGCATCACGATTTTTCTTTTCATCATTGCCATCGGCAATATGAATTGATTCCATGAGTGCAAGATAGATAGCACGATCACGACACCACTTTTCAGTAGAGTCAACCAACCATTTTTCATCCACTGACTTATCTTCTAAGTCTGCAATTTGCTTTTTTACTTCTTGAAGATCTTGACCATTTAAATCAGATCGGTTTGAAATCTCAATCTCAAGGGCTTCAAGAGTAATAAGAGAATCGTATCTTACAAGAAACTCTGAGGTTTCAAGAAAGATAGTTTTCTTGATGTTATCCTCAAAGTATTCAGGTTGTAAAAATGGAACTACTTTTCGCGCATAGGATTCATTATGAATAAGGTTTCTTAAGATTGTAACTTCAATTTGTTCCATCAACATCCGTAACTAAATTCTTCTTGTGCAATTGCATCCAACTTTTCCATGACTTCAGGAGTAAAGTATGCTTCAGGATCTTTATAGATTGCCTTGGCATAGACTTTCTTTCCATCGATCTCATAACGACCTGCAACGTTCTTCCAGAGACCTCCCAGTTCACCTAACTCAAGTAAGCCATAATACCGATCAAGACCACGATCATCATAATAGAGACGAACAGTAACATCTTTATTCTCTTTACTCAAACGCGACTTTGCTGTCTTAGCTTTAATAAGGTTTCCAATGACTTCTGTTCCATCCTTCTCTTTCTTTTTGCTGAGATAAATGATCGTAGACGCTGCATATTTGAGACCGCTGCCTCCGCCCATTTCTTTGGTGGGAACGTAGGATCCGATGACATCATAGGTATGATTGGTGACGATTAGTGGAATGTTTGCTTGGCCAAGTTTAAGGGTGAGCATACGGAATGCTCCCTTGACAAGTTGAGATTTGGTCATGTCCCGAACTTGCTTGTCGTCTAGAGCATCACGAATCTCCTTCTCTGTAGAAAGCATACCAAGAGAGTCTAGCACAAACATGCAGGGTTTGCGGTCTTCTTCAGGTTTCTTTTGGTATATGTCAACTGCCTGTAGTGCCTTCTGCCTGAATTGTTCAATCGTAACAACGTTGATAACAACTAACCGTTCTAGGTCAATGCCGCGACTCGCTAAGAGTGATTTATTGACAGCTGCCTCAGTATCAAAATACAAGCAGTATCCATCAGGATTAGAATCCAGAAAATTCTTAACCACAGCGAGAGAGAAGAAAGTTTTTCCTGTAGAACTTTCACCAGCAATTGCAGTGATTTTGTTACCAGAAACACCCCCACGGATAGAGCCAGATACAAGAGCATTAAAGATGAACGAACCAGTGTCAACGTATGTTTCAGTTTCGTCAATGTCTGCTGCCAGTTTAGTGAAGTCATCTCCAATCTCTTTTACAATTTCCTTCAAAAAATCCATAAGTTAGTTCCAACGTTTTGTTTTCAAGTATTCTAGCACATCTCCACGAACATCCATAAGCTCGTGGAAACATTTTTGGTTATGAGCACATTGCCTTAATGCGGGATCTGGTTTTAAAACAGACTCAATAAAAAGATCTAGCCCCCTATTCCACTTGTCATGTTTTCCTTCACCATTATCAATAGTATACTGATCTTTCATGAAAAAAAGTCCTCCAGACTTACGGTTTTTTCTACGTTCCACCCAATAGCATCTAGGATTACTTTCAAAGGGTCCACAAATGATTTACTGAATTGAAGTTCATAATCAACGTATCTATTCAAGTCTAACTCTTTGGGAAATTCCTGGATAAAAGAAAATACATTTTCATGTATCGTATTTGGAACTTTCAAATAGCAGAACTTAATCTTCTCACCATTTTGAATCAAAGAATATTTATTGATAAGTTTTTTCTCCTTTATATAATGATTGAAAAGTAGAGCACCCCGAACATGAATGGGTGATCCTTTTCTATAGATCATGTTATTATCCTTAAACTTTTCTACATCAGAAACAGATCTTGGAAATGAAATTTCTTCAGGAGTTAAGTTTCTAAAATCTTTACGACACTTAGCAATGAAATCAATCACTTCATCTTCAGTGCCATTCATCATTAGTTTGAGACCGTCCTTAATCATTTGACGACAAGGAGCAGGAGTAGATGATTTAACAGCCTCAAGTCCCATAATCTTTAGTTTGGGTTCTTCATAACGAACACCCTCACTATCCCATACGTTAAGAATGTAACGCTTTTTAGCGGTCCAAATACCACGTTCAGCGATATTCTCACGCTTCATACTCATCTTTTGTTCATACGCCGAAAGGTAATTCGCAAGTTCCTGATAAGAGGATTCGATGAATGGTTCCAACTTGTCTTCACAGATCTTATCAAGTATGGTAACAATTGCTGCTTTGTCGCCAGACTTAGCAGCAAAAAATTTATCAACAAGAGGTCCGAGATTAAGATAAATTGAATCAGTGTCAGATGCGATGACATAATCAACACCTTCTGTTTTCAAAAGATTATTTAGATATACGTTCATCTCATTTTCAATCCAACGAATTGAAACTTGGCCTGATAAAGTAATTGCTTCGGCGTTTGCTAACTTGTAATAACGGAAGTATTGATTACCAATCGCACCATAGGCAGAGTTAAGAGAGATCTTCTTAGCCATCTGAATATTATTACATCTAGAAATCTCTTTCTCAAGATCTTTTGTTGGTGTTTTTTCATACTGCTTCTTTGCATCAATCATCCTCTTCTTGAAGATGACACGCTCTCCATACATTTTCTCCATCAACTCAGGCAAGAATCCCTTCTTATCCTTGCGATACATTGCACCATTAGCACATACCGCTCTGTCTTTGTATGAGTCAAATGTTATTTCTTTTTTAAGAATCTTATCGACTGTAACTGATGGGTGTCTGGTCTCACATAATGTCTCTGGAGAAATATTATACTGCATAATAAGATGAGGGTAGAGACTATTAAGGTCAAAAGAGACTACCCAATCATACACTCCAGGATTCGGTTCTTTAACATATGCTCCTGCATACTTTTCATTCTTATCTGAACGTTCTTTAGGCGGAATTACGATAGATTTCTTTTTAAGATAGTTGTAGATAATCGCATCCCACATACGAACCTGATAGAACACATCATTATAATTTACCTTAGCATCATATGCCATAGTAAGTGCTAGTTCAATCAGTTTCATCTTGTCCTCCATACGGTCAACAAGTTCAACGTCAATGATGTTGTATTCTACAAACTTTTGCCATCCATGAGTATAGAAATCTTTAAAGGTTTCAAACTCAGAGTGATCAAGTTTCTTTTGGCCAAGTTCTACACTTGCAATATAGTCTAGACGATAAGATTCTTGTGCCTTGTAAGTAAATTTCTTATATAGATTTAGATAATCTAACTGAGATACTCCACCCACATCATAAGAAGTTTGTTTACGACCTTTAATGTAAATCTCACGTTCAGTCACAAGTCCCCATGGAGACAAGCGTTTCATTAACTTTTCACCAAGAATACGCTCAATACGACGGACCATATATGGCATATCATACAGCTCACTATTCCATCCAGTAACAATATCGGGAGTGTTTTGCATCCACCAACTGATGAAATCATTCAGCAGATCAAACTCATTATTGAACCTTTTGTAATAATGATTACCTTGTTTTAGTTTAAAGGGACCTTGACCCCAGGTAATAATTTCTTTGGTTGTATAATCCTGAATTGTGATCAACAGAATTTCTTCTGCAGCCGATTCTACATCTGGGAATCCATTCTCAGATGCAACCTCAATATCAATTGTGACGAGATTGATTTTGGAAATATCAAACTCAATTTGATCATTCGTATACTTATCAGAAATATACTGATATATGAATCTTTCACATCCATATACGTTAAAATCTTCTATGCCATCATACTTTTTGATGAAGTCACGACAGTCACGAACAGTTCCTGGTTGAATTGATTCAACATAATTTCCCTCAAGTGTTTTATAATTCGTCTTCTTATTAGAAGACACAAAAAGGGTCGGTTGAAACTTCTCGCGGGTTTGAAAACGTTCTCCATTTTCATATCCTCTAACAAGAAATTGGTCTCCGACCATTTGAACGTTCGTGTAGAATCTCATTCTTTAATAAAGTTTTCGTATGCCGTGAGCAGTTGCTTGTTTGGCTCAACTAGAGTTAGTATATCATCAGAATGCATTGAAAGCACTTTTTGGTCTGTGATTCCAGGCCAACGAACAAGTCTTTTTTCAAAGTCTGATTCTTCATCTTCACATAGGATTCTAACTGGATCAGTTAATTCAGTATCTGCTTCTCCAGATAGAGCATCAATATCAAACTGATTAACCTTGGAGATCAATACTAGGTCCAGATTCTTCAGTAAGATGCACAGGACCTGATTCTTTTTCATTGACATAATTTTTTTCGTAATTCTCGTACATTTCAGTTAGTTGTGGGATTGGATTAACTAGAGTAACAACCCAATCTGGTGAAAGATAAAGTGTATCTTCTTCTGAAAATCTAGGCCATCTAGTCATTGATAGCGTAAGTTCTTCTTCATCATCAGCAATTTGAACTTCCTCCTCACCTTCAAGAAGAAAATCATCTTCATCTTGCTCTTCAATTTTCATTGGATTGGTAAGAATGTAAGAATAAACTTTCTTACCATCTTCATCCTTTACACTCTTTACCTCGGAGACAAGTTGATCTCCGTTTTTTAATAGCAAAAGTTTTAGACTCATAACTCGATTTTACCTCTGTTTATTTTACCAGAAAAAAAGGGAGGTGTCAACTGGATTTTGCCAGTTACCTCCCTATCGTTGGCGACGATATGCTTTATTTAGAACCAGACTTTCTTTTGATGGTGGTCAGGTACAATTCTACCAAGAACAATTGTTAACAACCCATTCTCAAATTCAACTGATCTAACTTCCGTATCCTCTGCCAGTGTCCAAGTTCTTGTGAATGATCGTTGAGCCATTCCTCTATGGACATACGTGGTGTCTGATTCGGTATCCTCCTTTTGTCCTTCGACAAAGAGTTTACCGTCTTGTGTGTAGACATTTACTTCTTTCTTTTTAAATCCTGCTAGTGCAAGCTCTAGTCTCGATTCTACATTACTGACGGTGACTAGATTGAATGGTGGATAATTCTTTGTTGTTTCGTGTAGAGCAAACAATCTATCGAAGTATTCATCCATTCCAATGCTATTCCTATTTATACGCTCCATCAGCGCAGGCAGGTCTGCAGCAGTATATCGTGCAAGGTTTCCCATGATTCTTAGCTCCTTTAAAAGCGAGTTTATGTTTTGTGGACCCCGAAGGCATCCATACTTATTTATAGCACGACAATAAAAAAGAGGAACGGTGATAACCGAACCTCTTTATAGGGTGTTCCGATTGTAGAGTGTGCCGCACGAAAAGACACACAAGTATTTATTCAGAAGATTCCTGAGGTTTTTTACGTTTCCCCAGATTGTATTTGGTTTCTAACTCCCAATCATCTTTTTCTTTATAAGCAAGAACTTTGATTTGATTCAGAGGTGCGATATTTGCAATTTTCTCAACATCACAAATTGAAACCAATCCCCAATCAGCAAGAAGTTGTACAATACGATTACGTCTCTGCACATCATTGACGGTCAGATTTGCTCTCTTTCCATCAAGAGCAAAGAGCTCTTTAAAATGAACAATGTAATATCTTCCCTGCTTATGCAGAATATGACAAGATTGATATAACTTTTTTTCTTTGCGAGAAGCAACGCCAATTCTAGTCAGTGTCTCACGAACCTTAAGAAAATCATCTGGTTCATTAAGAAGAATCTGCACCATTTGATCAGGTGCCCAAGTTACTTCAGGCTCATTAATAACGCTCACTGTTTTCCTCCAGTCTCAAGTTTGGATTTAATAAAATCGATCTGTGTTTTAGACAGAATCTTCAAAGCATGGAGTGCTTTTTCATTACTATAACCATAGTAAGATTTGACACATTCAAGATCTTTGATATCTTCTCTACGAAGCCAAGGAGAAAATCTCTTTCGCTTTCTGAGACTATTTAGAAGAAAGTCATACTGTAACTTTTTTGGTAAGAAATGAAGTTTATTCATTTCATTTGCATACATCAGAGAGTCAAGTTCACCAGACAAACACTTGTTTACAATAAATGGAGGATATTTACTGATGCAGTCTGGATCTTCTTCGACAAGATTGTTTTTGTTGAAGTTGATAGAGTTTAGCCAATCCTTCAATTCCATAATTAAAATTTAGCGGTAACAGAGACAATTGTTGATCCAGGGTTTCTTGCAATAGCAACCCTTTTTGCATCTTCATAATCACGAGCTATTACTTGTTCTTTGAACACAGTGCCCACTTTGAATAGGGTGACTTCACATTTCATTGTTATCTCTCATAGAATAATAAATGTTTCCAGAAACGGAAACTCTAAACTGATCACTTGTATAAAATGGATAAACTTGATGCATCATTGCTGATGGAAAAAGCATCATTGTCCATTCATAAGACTTATCAACTAACACTTTTTCATTATTCAATGAACCAAAAGGTTCAATCGTAGTAAATTGAAATAGTGAGGTTGCATTCTCACTATCGTTTACTCTATCAAAATAGACTCCTAATTCATCGTCCAGATCATATGGAATCTTTACCCAAATAACGAAACTAAAGACTCCAGTATGATTATGAATTGGATTGAAATCATATTTCTTTGAATAATTTACCCAGACTCTGGAAAGATTAAAGTCATAATCTTGATCACCACTATCAAAAACATTGAATAAGTTTTTGCCAAAAACCTTTCCATATTCTTTAGATAAAGACTCTGCAAGATATTTCAAATGGGGTGTTATTGGAAGTCTACATTCCTTTTCATTGTGTCCAGCTAAGGACATACAAAAAGAATCTTTACCACTCTGAAGATTATCAAGAGTTTCTGATAATTCATTTCTTACTATTTCAGGAAGCTTACAGGTTAAGTATCCAGGACTTGAAATCCAAGTCGAATCATAATCAAAATCAAAACCAGTCATCGGATAATTTGAATATCATCAGTCTCAGTCCATAGTTCAATTTCACTACGGAATCGACCTTCAGACTTGAGTTTTTCGTAACGCTTACCTGCTTTCTTTTTCCACCACTTGATAATGTTATCTAAGTCATGCTTATCCCAATTCTGTCCACGGCGAAGAGTCTCCTCTTGACCAGATAGAACCTCCCGAACATTCTCATAACCAAATTCAGAAGTATAGAATCTCTTCTTTTCTGTTAGAGAAAATGCCTTTGCAATGACTTCATTGAAACGAGTCAACTTATCTGCATCATCGAGAGAGTTTTTAATGATGGAAATCATCTTTGTTTGACGCTTCATTTTTTTAGATGAAGCTTTGTTGTCAGTAAGAGGATTACCATCATTCAGATACGTGAAACGATCATGCAACTTATGAAATTGAGCATCATGAAGTAATGGAGTAAATTTACTCTCAGTCAAACCACGATACCTAACAAAAGGTTTCAGACCGTCATATTGAGACGCTGATGTGGTTGATCCATAAAGAGATGTAGTTTCAAATAAGGCAATATCTTTCTCAAATTTCTCACTGATAAACTCCCTAGCAAAGTGAGAGCAACACATAAGTGAAAGCAACTTACCACCCAGAAAGTTATATCCAAAAGGTTGAGTCGGAACAATTACAAAACCCATACAGGCATGACGATTGAACAGACTAAGATCTGGTGCCTTACCAAGCCATAGATTCCTAGGTTTGGAATTAATTGTCGGAGATCCAAGGCGGATGAATCCAACAACAGTATTAGTCGTAGTCTCTTTAACAATCCACTTGTGTTCTCTTCCAGGAATATTTGATTCATTATTATGAGAAGAGACAGCAGCAAGTAAATTCTTATAGTACTTCTGATCAAGTCCACCTTTACCAACAGGAATCATGGCAAATTCCATGTCTTCTGGATGAATATCAAAGTTGAAGATATCCTCAGAAAATGATGACACGGAAGACATACCATCAAGCACTTCTTTCTTCACATAGCGAAGATAGTCCTCAATACCATTGAGGTTTTCAAAGTAAGAGATGAATTCATCTGCAGCCCAAACTGCATCATCAGTGGATACCGTCTTAATCATGTGTTCAAACAATCAATTTTTTGCTAGGAGTTTTCAAGATAGAAAACATTTCCTCGTATTGCTCAACAATTTGTTCTTGAGCATCAGCAATGTATACCACATACTTTTTGGTTACATTGATCTCTTCACCCTTTCCTTTGAGAATAGGCGACCATGGAGCAAATCCCATCTGACCATTTCCCGCAGGAACAGCAACAATAGGATTACAGATGACAACAGAATTGTCTGTCTCATCAACTAGGTCTGTAACGACATCTTCGCCAGACCACATACGGATCAATTTTACGTTCATTTGAAATTACATTCTACCATGATTTCGGTTAGTGCTGCTAGCAAGTTGATTTCCTGATCGGCAACGAATGCGATCTGGTATTGATATTTAGCTATGATGAGGACTGCTGCAGCGATAGATGGACCCTCTAGGCGCTCATAAAGCGCATCATAGACGTTTCGGAGGATTACACCAGGATCATTGTCCAAGTTGTTCACGACCCATTTACGGACCTCCTTGAAGTTCTTTGCTGCGAGAGATCGCATAAGACCTTCAATGTTGACATCAGAGAATGTTGCAAGGATACCAGAGTCAATTTTACCACCAACAGCATATCTTTGCAATTCATTCAGAACACGTCTCCAATCTGGAAAGTGCTTATTGATCAACTGGGCAAGGACTTTCTGATCGTATTCAATACCTTCTGTATCCAAGATCTGTTGAGCTCTTCCGAAGAAACTACTTGCGAGTTTTGGTTTAGACTTCGCTGGAGTTGAGAATTCAACGACTGCACATCTTGAGTGTAGTGGTTCGATGATTCTGTTTTTGTAGTTACAGGTGAAGATGAATCGGCAGTTGTTATAAAATGCCTCAATATTCGCCCGTAGAAGGAGTTGTACATCATGGGTTGTGTTATCTGCCTCATCAATGATGATGACTTTTGGTTTTCCCACGCCTTGAAGTGATACGGTCGAAGCAAAGTTCTTTGCTTGGTTTCTAACCGTGTCCAGAAATCGTCCTTCATCGGATCCATTGATGACATAACAGTCTACCCCCAATTCTTTACATAGTGCTTTAGCTACCGTAGTTTTTCCACATCCTGCAGGACCTGCAAGAAGCATATTAGGTATCTCACCCTTATCTAGGAAATCTTGAAAGGTCTTTTTAATATCCTCAGGGAGAATACATTCTTCAATAGTCTGAGGGCGATACTTTTCAACCCAGAGAAAGTCATTCATGATAATCAATAATAAATTTGTCTTTTAAGTGCCAGTGAATGTCATCATTACACCCACAAAGGCTTACGATCAGGAATACGAATATAATTATCACACACCCATGGTTTAGATGCAATATACAACTTATAAGCAGTAAACGTATCTATTGTATCATCATACTTCCACTCATCGGGCATAGCCCTAGCAAAGGGCGTAGGATGCTTCCCAGAGCGTCCTTGAGGATCAGCGGTAGGCAGTATGTCCTTTGCTGCTAGAAGGGTCTTGTGGCAGGTGTGAACCTTACCATATCGAGCAGTGTACTCATCGCACATAGCAAGTCCATGGGCAAGCAACCACTGCCAGTTATTCACAAACTCATTCGCCCACTTGGTGCATGGGTGGTTACGAAAAGCACCCTTCTCAGTGGCATAGGGAGTACCGTCTGCCTTGGGAAGAGTGCCGAAGTTGTGCCCCCATTTGTCAGAGCATACGATAG